CAAGGCACTTGACCGCGACAACGGCGCATACGGCCTCAAGCGCAACTAGCAATGCCAATCCGAGTCAAGCGCCCCTACGGCACTTGCTCGGTCTGCGAGCTACAGAGCAGGGTATGGGAGGTCGAGTCTGAGCAGGTGCTCCTCTGCGGCATCTGCCTCAGGCTCCTCATCGCCTTCGCTCTAGAGGACTTGTCGCAGCCGTCCTAGACGGCTTCCCCTGGGTGATCCCTCCTCACCCAGGGGCTATTCACTCTGCATAAAAGATACTCACGCAACAGGGTTGACAGGCGCGAACCGTTGACCCTATGATGCCTATGTCAGGAGGAAACCAGCCAGACGGTTGGACTGACAAGGAGGTCAAAGTGGACAAGAAGTGCATCGGTGGAAACATCGGCAAGAAGTGCACCGGCGAACGACTGCATAGCACTAAATATCGCGGTGGCAAGAAGTTGTATTGCACACCTTGCCTGTCGATCGTAATGCGTCGCCTCCAAGAGATGGCTGAATCGCCAGTTCGATTGGCGGTGCGCTGATGCGTTCAGCAATCATTGACGGTATTGGGTACGCGATCTTCATCGCGTGCATCTACATCGTGCTAGTAGTAGGAGGGTCACTGTGAAGGTCAATCGTAAGAGCACGCCAAAAATGGTCGTGCGGCCGTACTTCAGCAGCGAGTACGAGAAGCTCCAGCGAGAGTCACGCCGACAGGAGCGCTTCGAGTTTACCGTTGCGTTGATGATTGTCTGGATTCTGGCGGTCATTCTTTGGGAGGTGTTCGGATGAAGAAGTGGAAGTGCGTGATCTGCGCGCGGCAGATGGTCACCGAGATCAAGCCTTCGCTGATTGAGCGCCTCTGCGCTGACTGCAATGTCAGCCACTGGAAGAAGGTCGTAGACATCTACAGCAACGGCGATAAGGAGCGCCTAGCAGAAGCGAAGAGCAAGCTGCGCGCCGCAGAGAAGGCGCTCAACAACACACGACAGGAGGTCACACAGTGAGCAAGCGCTACGAGTTTGTATCTGCGCCACAGCGCAGCCCAGAGTGGTTCGAGATGCGGAAGGGCGGCATTACCGCCACCGGCATTACAGCCATCAACGGCACATCGCCATACAAGACGGCGTACCGTCTCTGGGCAGAGTTGACTGGTCAGGTCGGTGAGCAGCCAGCAGGTGCAGCCGCGCAGCGCGGCCAGATCCTAGAGCAGGCAGTGGCTGACTACTACACCGCAGAGACTGGCAAGAAGCTGCGAAAGAGCAACGGCATCGTGCGCCTCAAGGAGCACCCTTGGGCGATGGCATCGCTTGACCGCACGGTGGTCGGTGAGCCAGATCTTCTCGTAGAAATCAAAACTTCAACCAGCAACGCATGGGCGCTGGCACCTGTTCCCCAGATGTACATTGACCAAGTGCAGTGGCAGATGTTCTGCACAGGTGCTCGCGCCGTTGATGTGGCAGTCCTGCTCTCTGGGCTGGTCTTTCGCATTGAGCGCGTAGAGGCTGACCCTGTCTACCAGACGATGCTCTTCGATAAGGCCGTAGCGTTCCTAGACTTGGTCAAGACCAAGACTCCACCGCCGCTGACCGGCAACGACAGCGACACACTCGCGGAGGTCAAGCCGCAGATCAGCAATACCTACGCCAAGGCAGATCCGCAGCTCGATCACATCGCGCGCCTTTACATTGAGGCGAAGGCTGAGGCAGAGGCTGCTGACGCTGCACTCAAGGAGATGGCAATCGCCATCAAGGAAGCCATCGGTGAGGGCGAAGGCGTGAAGGGTCAGGGGTGGCTTGCCACTTGGAAGACCAACAAGAGCAGCGTCAAGGTGGACTGGGAGAGCATCGCGGATGTCCTCCGCACTGTTGCGCCAGACACCTACAGCGAAGCCATCAAGCGCTTCACCTCAGAGAAGCCAGGTGCGCGCGTGTTCCGCGTTCACGGCAAGGATGGTGATGCGTGATTGAGGTACCGATCACACCTGCGCTGATCATCCGCGCAGAGGAGATGTTCCTAGAGGCGCAGTCCAGCAATGGCTTGCGATTCCGCAAGGAGAAGGCGACAGGCAACACGACTTGGACTGGCGTGCTAGGTCAGGCCGTCTTTGAGCAGGTGCTCCGAGATTGCAAGATGCCCTACCTGCCAGTCAATCGCACGACGCACGACTACGAAGTGTGCGGTCTCAAAGTCGATGTCAAGACCAAGGCGTGGAGCCGACCGGCTGGCAACGATGTTGAGGTGAGCGTCTTTGACTACATCCGAGACCACCAAGCGGTGGACTATTACGCATTCGTTCACTTGCAGCTCGCGTTCGGTGAGGATCGGAATGGCGCACCCAGCGCTACACGATTCCAGCGAGCGTGGCTGCTCGGAGTGATGGATAAGAGCCAGTATCTGTATCTGGCAACAGAAGTGAAGGAGGGAACCGTATTCGAGAGCGGACACATTGCCAAGGCAAGTTCACTAAATCTGGTGGCGGAGAAACTGCTACCTGTAGAGACCATTGGAGGACCAGAGAATGAGTAAGCAAATCGCAGCGGCACTGGCCGCACCCTTTACCGGCACAGACCTAAAGCAGCGCCCAGGGCGCGGCGGAATGACCTTCACCTACGCCGATGCGCGAGCCGTAGCTCAGCGCCTTGACGATGTGCTGGGTCTGGCTGGCTGGCAGTTTGAGGTCAAGGTGGCAGACGCTGCCGCCAAGGTCGTACACGGCACCCTGATCGCCGTGATCGATGGCGTGACCACCGTCCGACAGGACTTTGGCTACCCAAACAGCTCTCAGGATGACGAGCCATACAAGTCAGCAGCCAGCGACGCTCTGCGCCGCTGTGCAGCCCAGATCGGTGTGGGGCGGTCTCTTTATGCGTCAGGCACAGGAACGAGCCTCTCCGTGGCTCCTAGGGCCGTCTCCGTTGATTCTGTGAAGGCTTCTCAGCCTTCAGTTCTGAGCACGGATGTCGCCGTAGCAGCCGCAATGCTGTTCGCGGAGGGCGAGTGCCCAGACCACCGCACCGCGTGGCAGTTCAAGCCGGCAGGGGTCAGCAAGGCTGGCAAGGCGTACAACGCCTTCTACGCCTGCGGCGGCAAGACCGACGGCCAGTTCTGCAAGCGCAAGCCAAGCATTGCCTGGGTCAACGCACAGCAGCAGGCACCGACTGGTGAGCCTGAGCGCACTGAGACCAGCATTGAGGATCTGCCGTTCTGATCTGAGCGGCATCAACTACGGCTGGGAGAGACTGGCGACCTCCACCTCTCCCAGCCACTAACGCAGACGGAGGACTAGATGGTTTGGTTCAAGTGGGTAGCAAACGCACATCGAGACGCAGAGATCTCGGCGCTGACTGATACGCAGTTCCGCGCGTTCATCACGATCATTGGTGAGGTGAAGCTGCTGCGCTCCGGCGGAGTGTTCAAGAATCGGCAGCACCTCAAAACAGTCATCGGCGCACGCCTCTTTAGGGGTGTGGACGGCCTGTTGAAAAGTGGTCTCCTGACGGAATCTGGAGACGGTGTCATTGCCGTGTCGAACTATTCTCGATATCAAGTCGACCCCACCTCGACCTCTCGTGGACAAAAGTACCGAGATCAAAAGAGGGGTAGGTTGACGGACAGAGAAAGAGAAGGAGAGAGAGAAGAGAATAGAACCCCTATATCCCCTAAGCGCTCTGGCTCTGGACGGCTCACGCCGTTGAACGAGATTCTTGGAGTCAAGCGCTAATGAGAGTACGAGTGGAGAACCCTTCAGCTCGGACACTCTTGCAGAGAGAGCGACGAGCCAAGGAGACTCCAGAAGAGCGAGCAATGAGGGTGCTCAAGTACACGCTCTACAACCATCGGATGACGATGGAGCAGTACACGGCCTTACGGCTGGCACAAGCTGACCGGTGCGGAGCGTGCAAGGAGCCGCTTCGGTTCGGTGAGCCTAGGGCGGTGACGGTCGATCACGATCCGCGCTGCTGCCAGTACGAAGGGCTGGGTACTCGGAGGACAAAGGGAGCGCCGATCTCGTGCGGCAAGTGCGTCAGAGCGCTGCTCTGCGGACCGTGCAACCGAGCCGTCGGATTCCTGGAGCGCTATCCACAGCGCGTTCATATGTGGATCGAATATGTCAGGAGGGTAAACAGGTGAACGCACACATCGCATTCGTCGGACCGCAGGGTTCCGGCAAGAGCACGCTGGCAGAGATGCTGGAGCATCGCCGCAACACTCCCTACATCGTGCTCCCAATCGCCCAGAGCATCCGAGAGGTCGCGGCGCTTGGCTACGGTGAGGACTTTGACAAGAGCAAGCACTACAGCCAGCGCAGGCTGGGCTTGGATGTCAAGACCTCAGGCCGTGAGATCTTGCAAGATATCGGCGCGCAGCTGCGCGAACTCGATGCGTACTTCTGGATCAATGCCTGGTACGCCGCCTATCAGCGCCTACAGGGCTACAACCGCCTCATTGCCGTTGACGATGTGCGGCTGCCACTAGAGGCGCATTACCTCCGGCAGAACATCCCTGGCATCACCATCGTGCGTGTGTTCGCCTCCGCAGAGGCTCGCACGCAGCGCCGTGGGGTGCTGCAAGGAACCGCCGATGTGACCGAGCACGGCTATCTCCAGACCGAGTACGACTTGGAGATTGACACCACCCTCTTGACAGCGGAGGAGTCCTACGCAATCCTTCGTAGGCATATGGTGGATAACGGCAAGTGGTCGGCATCCCCAGAGGAGGAATCGTGAGCAACATTGCGCTAACGGAACTAGAGACACGAGCCGCGCAGCTCGGCTATCACTACGACGGCCTAGTTCGAGTAGGTGAGCCAGCACTCTGGACGGTGGTGCTCATTGACTCGGCTGGGTCGGAACTGACATTCCAGGCGGACAGCATTGAGGGAGCGATCGAACTGGCAACGGATCGGATGGCGCTACTCTCAGGGCTGTGCGACCTATGAGCGGCTTCGCCTATCTCGGCATCACGCTGATCGTGATCAACATCGCGCTCTTTCTCGTCGTATTCGCTAGTCTGCCAATGAGCGTCAAGCGCGGCGTAGGGATTGCGCCGTCAATGATCTACCTGCTCACCACGGCAGCGACAGTGGTCTGGATGTGGAGGGCTTTGCAATGGCAGGCGTAAAGACTAAACGCGCAGGAGCGGCCAAGCCGCCGGTATGGACGGTCACCAACTGCACCGAGTGCGGCAAGGTGATTGACTACACCGACCCAAAGCGGCAGGTGTTCCCTGGCACGCGCGTACTCGTGATCCACGAGAAGGGCCGTCGCTTTGAGTGGCGGCACAAGGCGTGCGTGAAATGAGTCACATCGAGATCCTCACCCCTGAGCTGGATGAGGGCATTCGCTGCGTGCAAGAGGGCGCAGATGCGTGGTGCTATGACCCAAAGATCGGTCGCCAGTTCGCTAAGTTGAGCATCCGCTACGCCGACGCTGTTGCGCCGGAGGGCTGGTTCTTTCTCAATGAACACATCTTCAACCGCGCAACCATCGCAGACTTGTACAAGGCAGGTCACCTAGAACTGCAACAGTCTGTGTTCACGCTGTCCGATGGTGGACACGCACGGCTAGGAAGGTTGGTAGAGAAGTGAGCAAGATGAGCGACCTAGACATTGATCAGCAGAACGCTGAGAAGGCGAAGCGCGGCAAGCGCGCACGCAACAAGGGCAACTCATTTGAGCGTGAGGTCGCTGAGAAGATCGGCGGCGTTCGCGTCGGCCAGTACGGCGGCAAGACAGATGTGCAGTCCGACTGGATCGCCATCCAGTGCAAGGTAGGCAACGGCTCCTACTCTGAGCGCTACGACGGCTGGCTCCGCTCGGTGAGGGGCAACGCTACGCAGCTCTCTGCGCTTGTCGTAGGCGATGCACCTGGACCTGGCACCAAGCGCCGCACGATGATTGTCTTGGACTTTGAGGACTTTGTCGCGCTCCTTGGTCCTAAGAGTGAGTAGGGAGGATGTGACCCTGCTTCGCGCAGGGTTCGCCAAGACCTTCGCGCCACATCTTGGAGAAAGCCGCCGATGGTCGGCGTTCACCTTTATTGCCGACATCCTGATTGCACGATCCTTCAGCCAGCCCACCCTCATCGTTGAGACCGGCTGCGCTCGGCAGGAGAACAACTGGAACGGCGACGGCCAGAGCACTGTGGTCTGGTCGTGGCTTGCAGGTCAGTTGGACGGCTTCGCCTACTCAGTCGACATCAACCCAGACAATGTCACCACCGCTCGCGCGCTGGCTCCAACCGCTCGCGTCACCGTGGGCGACTCGGTGGACTTCCTGCGGCACTTTGGCAACGCATCGTCAATCTCGCTGCTCTACTTGGACTCATTCGACTACAAGACTGGGAGCCTAGACGCGGCAGAGCATCACCTGCGTGAGCTGCAAGCGATCTACGACCGACTACCAGCGGACTGCATCATCGCGGTAGATGACTGCATCACACCGACCGAGGGCAAGGGTGCGCTCGTCCGGCAGTGGCTTGAGGAGCGCGGCAACCTCCCTGTCCTAGAAGGGTATGTGACGGTATGGCTCAAGTAGTCTCGCTCCTGCTAGGGCTGACGATGCTGACTGGGTCAGGCACCACGCCAGAGACCCCAAGCGGCGTGCCGGTCAGCGGCGTGGCAACCTGGTACGGCAGCACGGCACCGAAAGGCGAGAAGTACTGCGTAGGTGGGTACAAGAACACCTGCTCTCCGTACAAGTCCAAGGCGGCTGGCGGCCGTGGAGGCGAGTTGATTATGTACGCCGCGGTGCCACGCTGGCGCTGGGGCGATAAACCGTTTAGACTGCGCGTCTGCCGGAAGGACGATCAGACTCGGTGCGTCATTGTGGTCGCACGCGACTCTTGTGGACGATGTAGGAAGGACATAACAAAGCCGTGGACATCTCGCAGCCTAGCAATCGATCTAAGTCCAACCGCGTTCTCTCGTCTCGCGCCGCTCGGCAGAGGCGTGTTAGCAGTGACAATCGCGGACTACCCATTGAACAGCGAGAGTTCCAGCAAGCCTGTGCCGCGTGGGCGCTGAAGCTAGAAGTCAAACTCAACGCGCTGTTCAACCTTATGCCCCAGTTCGGCAAGAGCATCCACTGGGCGCGAGAGCGCTACTACGGCGGAACCTTTGTCACCGATGCAGACCTGTACTGGATCAACGCTCGCGTGAACGATGAGAGCGAGATCGAACACTCCGCGAAGTTGCAGCGCTACGCCGCAGCCGTTGACTTGATGTGCCGTGTCTGCGCTGGCGATGAGGACACTACGCCGTCTTGCTGGGATAAGACCTGTCCGCTGCGACCTGTGTCGCCGCTCCCACTAAGGGTGGCAAAGTGATGCGGTACGATTCCTGTGCGGCTGCGCGCCTTGTGGTGCTGCGGCCTCTCGCCCTGCCGGTGGTGTCCTCCCATCGGCAGGGTCTACTCTGGGGCAGCGTAGACGCTCGCACGACCATCACGGCGATGCCAGGTCAGCGAGGTACGAGTGGTGCGACTCCACTCCTGCTCCACCACTACAGGAGGGCAAATGGCTAAGCAGGACAAGTTCACCGTACTGAGGGCGTGGGTGGCAGAGGCGCAGACCGTTATGGGTCTTGACCACTGGGAGATCACCATCGTTGAGGCCGCGTCCGATGTGGATGCGTGGGCAGACATTGACGCGCACGCGCAACAGCCGACCGCCGACCTGCGCGTCGCATTCGACTTCTGGAAGCAGGAGCCTGACAAGCAGCGTCTGATCCTGACGCACGAGCTGCTGCATCTCGTGCTTGCACGCTATGCACGCATCTCCGAGAACCTTGAGGAGTCACTCGGCAAGTTGGCGTGGGCAGTCATTGAACCGCAACTAGAGGACGGCGAGGAGCGCACCATCGAGCACCTGGCTCGCATCATCGCTCCCTACCTGTCGCTACCGGCATTCCCTAAAGCGTGAGAGCACAGCGACCGTGTCTGACCTGCGGCGTCCTAACCACCTACGGCAACCGCTGCAATGTGTGCGGACCACGCAAAGCGACCGAGTGGGCGAAGAATCGCGGACCGTCTCCCTATCGCAACGCCGACTGGCGCAGGCTCAGCATCCAGAAGCGGAAGGAAGTTCCCTACTGCGAACTGTGCGGACAGCGCGACGGCAACCCCAGCAACCCACTCACCGCAGACCATATCCAGCCGCTGAGTCAGGGAGGCGCGTTGATCGTGCCGACCTATATGCTCCGCACGCTGTGTAGGGTCTGTCACGGCAAGATCACCAAGCATAGTTAGGAGGACTCAATGAGCAAGCCAATCATCATCGTCAGCAACACGCCACTCGCTCCGACCGGCTACGGTCAGCAGACCAAGCAGCTCGCGCAGCGGATCAAGGCGGACGGCATCCCTGTAGGCGTGGCAGCGAACTACGGCGCTCCAACGAATATGGAGGTCGAGGGCATTCAGGTATTCGCCGAGGGGCTGATCAAGTATGCGAACGACTCTGGACCAGAGAACATTGCGATGGCCGCCTCACAGGGTGGCTTCGGTCTGACCCTGTTCGATGTGTGGGTGGCAATCAACGAGGCGTACCACCACCTGCCTATCGTTGCCTGGGTTCCGATTGACCACGACCCTGTGCCGCCGCGCGTAGCCGAGTGGTGCATCAAGGGTGGCAACAAGTTGATTGTCGCAATGAGCAAGCACGGCGAGCAGGCGCTCCTGAAGGCAGGCGTACCGCGTGACCGACTGACCTACATCCCACACGCGATTGACACGAAGGTATGGACGCACGAAGGGCCGACCTGCCGCGATGTGCTCCGCGTGCCGGAGGATGCACACCTGACCGTCATCACCGCGATGAACAAGGGCAAGCGCAAGTCATTCCCAGAGATGCTGAAGGCGTGGGCGCTCTTCGCGCAGCAGCACGAGGATGCCTACCTGTACCTGCACACCGACCGCTGGGGTCATCTAGACGGCATCAACCTCATCCCTGTGCTCAAGGCAGTAGGCGCACCAGAGGATCGCATCCGCTGGGTGAACAGCAGCCAGATGCGTGCAGGCATTCCAGCCGAGACGCTCGCCAGCATCATGCGCTCCGCCAATGTCCTGCTGCTCGCCTCACGTGGTGAGGGCTTCGGCATTCCTGTGATCGAAGCGCAGGCGTGCGGCACCCCTGTCATCGTGACCGACTGGACGGCACAGCCTGAGCTAGTGCGAGACCACGGCTATGCCTGCGAAGGGCAGGAAGAGTGGGATGAGATGCAGGAGTCCTGGTGGAAGATCCCTAGCGTTGAGAGCATCCTTGAGGGGCTGACGCTCAACTACATCGCCACACAGGCTGGCGAGATCGACCGCGCCGCTCTGGCCGCCAAGATGTACGAGTACGACGCTGACTATGTCTACACGACCAAGTGGCAGCCGCTCTTCGCTGACATCTTCAGTGGCAAGATCCGCCTAGGCGTACCGGCAGAGCAGCCAGTCGCACTGAACCGCGCACAGCGCAGGAAGCAGAAGTGACCGTCGCGCACCTCTGCGATATGGCCGACATCCGTGGGATGGGTAAGCGCCGTGCCTGCTCTCGCACGCTGTACTGCAACAAGTGCAAGCGCGACCTAGTGCCAGACGCACCGACCTGCGGCGAGTGCTCGTACTGCCGCCGCACGGCAGAGCGCAAGGAAGGCAAGCCGTACTGGGCTGGGAAGGATTGGAAGCCAGATGCCGATCTATGAGTTCAAGTGTCCGACCTGCGGCAAGGTCGAGGAGCGGATGCAGTCAGGGTATGAGCCAGTCGTACCACGCTGCGAGTGTGGTCCGTGGATGATCCTTCAGGTCACGCCGTCCGCCATCGTATTCAAGGGCAAAGGCTGGGCGAAGCGTGACCGTGCTAAGGTGGACAAGCAGGGAGCCTGATTCTCCCTGCACCAAGCCTGATCAGGAGGCTAGATGCTTATGACTAACATCAAGGCAGAACTTAGAAGCTGCACGACTTGCTCGTCGCAGTTTTACTCATCGTCCGTATCAGGACCACTGCCACTACGCTGCAACTTCTGCAAGCAAAGAGGCCGAGCCTGGGTATTGCGCCACTGCATTTGGTGCGGCGATCTCTTCGGCGCAACTCATCGTGACGCAAAGACCTGCTCATCCCATTGTCGCGTTCAACTCAGTAAGCCTCACGCCGGCATTCGCGCCGAAGGGCGGCAGATGACTAAGGCTTGTGCTTATTGCAAGGCAGAGTTCAGAACATCAAACTCAGTCAAGATTTATTGCTCACTCGAATGCACACAGAAAGGCAGACCTTGGAAGCCTGAGGGGATGAGCGCTAAGACTGCTCGCTCTGGGTATGCCCAGCGCCGCCGAGAGGCACAACGAACTGGCGACAAAGACTTGACTACCTACACCATCTGGAAGGCAGAGGGCGGCCACTGCCGCCGGTGCAATAAGGCAACCATTGACCCAACCACGCCGCGCAAACTC